GGCTTTTTCATCTGTGCACTTTTATTCGCGCACGGCGTGAAAGTCCAGGTAAGTAAGTAAGTGACGGGAGGCGGCACATGAGCAAGACAGATCGACATGACCAGGCTGACGCGTTGGTGGCCGACCAGGCCGGCTATGTGACCATCCCACAGGTAGCACGTGCGGCGGGTTGCGACCAGCAGCGAGTGGAAGCCGTTATGGCGGAGAAGGCGATTCGCGGCAAGCCCTACAAGTTGTCGCTCGCCGACGCGAAGACGGTTGCCGTTGAGATTGCGAAGGGCGCTGACAGCACGCGGCCAGAGCCTGAGCTCAACACGAGAGACAACGCGTAACACCTATGGCATGGCAAAGACTGCCGCCAAGAAGAATGCGAAGGCGACACGGAAGTCGGCGAAGATACCAGGGGGTAAGCCACTTAAGATCACGCCGGCGATCCGTCGCCAGGTCCTCGCGTCCGTTACAAAGAGGGAGTTCTGCGAGCTTTCCGGCCGTCAGGTCAAGACGCTCAACGAGCAGGCGGACCGATACGGCCTACCACTTCGCGGGAAAACCGTCGACCTATTCGCCGCGATCAAGTCTTACCATGATCTCATCGCGACTAACTCTCACCGGCTCAAAGGTGCCGATGAACAGGACCCAATGTTGGCCGAGGGCGATAGCCCTGCGCTCGAGCGCTACCGAAACGCGAAGGCGGACCTTGCTGAGCTCGAGCGGGAAGAGCGCGTGCGGAACCTGCTTCCGAGGCAGCTCGTTCATTCAACACTCGGCGAGCTGGCGGAGTTGTTGCGATCGACGGGTGACGTGCTCCGGAAGCAGTTTGGCAAAGAGGCGTACTCGTTGTTGGAGCGGATGTACGACGTGTTCGAGCGGCGGGCAGGGGAGTTTGCTGGTGATGGCGAGAAGTGAATTTATCATCGCTCCGCTTCGCGAGGCACCGCCCAGCAAGGACTCGTTGAGGTAGACGCGTGGTCTCGATCGCCCCGCCCATGCTGGACGCCTTCCGCGACGAACTGACTTGGTTCGTCGCGCGGTGCCGCGTACCGAAGCTGCGGACGATGCGGCAATTCGCGGAGGAGGAGATCGTCATCCCGGACGGGCCGTACCGCGGGCTCCTCTTTCGGGCCGATCGTCAGCCGTACGCAGCACACGCCTTGGACGCGATGGACAGCGGGAAGTGGACGCGGTTCGCCGCGGTTGGGCCGACCCAGTCCGGCAAGACGCTGCTCTGGTTCATCATTCCACTGCTCTATCACCTGTTCGAGCTGGATGAGACCGTCGTCGTCGCGATCCCCGATATGAAAATGGCGTACGACAAGTGGGTCCAGGACATCAGGCCCATCATCGAACGGACCCGGTACGCCGAGAAAATCCCACGGGTCGGGCGCGGGAGCCGCGGCGGCGAGTTCGACAGTATCAAGTTCACGAACGGGGCGACGCTCAAGTTCATGAGCGGCGGGGGCGACGACAAGAACAGGGCGGCGTTCACGACCCGCGTCGTTGTCATCACCGAGGCGGACGGCATGGACACCACGGGGGAGTCTAGCCGGGAGGCCGACAAGATCACGCAAATCGAGGCCCGCACCCGGGCGTACGACGACCGGAAGCGCGTCTACATGGAGTGTACGGCATCGATCGAGAAGGGTCGAATCTGGCGTGAGTACACCAACGGGACGGAGTCGAAGATCGTCACGCCGTGTCCGCACTGCGGGGAGTACGTCTGTCTCGATCGGGAACACCTACACGGTTGGAAGGAGGCTACGGACGAGTTCGAGGCGGCCAAGGACGCGGCGTTTCACTGCCCCGAGTGTGGCGCGGCCTGGTCGGAAGATGACCGGCTGCAGGCAAACCGGGAGTCGCGCCTGCTACTGAAGGGCCAAACGATCGACCGGAAGGGTCAGGTCAGCGGCGACGAGCCGAAGACGAGCACGTTCGGGTTTCGGTGGTCGGCGGTCAACAACCTGTTCACGTCGATGGCCAGTCTTGGACACCAGGAATGGAAAGCCGCCCGAGCCGACGACGAGGAGAACGCCGAGAAGGAAATGCGACAGTTCGTGTGGGCACTGCCTTGGGACCCGCCCGTTGTCGACCTGACGCGGCTGGATTGGCGCATCCTCGTAAAGCGGACCCGCTCGACGGCACGCGGGGTGATGCCACAGGAACACGAGTACCTGACCGTCCATGCCGACCTTCACGAAGTGCAACCGATCTACTGGACGGCCTGGAGCTTCTCGGAAACCTTCGACGCGCACGCCGTAGACTATGGGGTGATCGACGTCCACTTCGCGGATCTCGGGCTGCATCGTGCCGTTGCGGTAGCCCTGCTTGAGTTTCAGCGAATGTGCGAAGCAGGATGGATGCGACAAGGTCGCGGGATCAAGACTCCAGATCAGGCGTGGGTAGACAGCGGGGCACTCACTGAGGTGGCGTACGAATTCTGCCGGAAGGCCGGGCAGCCGTTCTTTCCCGCCAAAGGCTATGGCGCCGGACAAGAGCGGACCGGGTTCTACAACGCGCCAAGGAATACCGGCTCAGTCATCAGGGAGATCGGAGAGCAATATCACGTATCGCACCTGCGGAAGCAGCGCGTTCGACTCTGCGAAGTCAACGCGGACCATTGGAAGGGCCGCGTCCATGCGGCCCTGTCTATTGAGACCGGCCAGCCCGGTGCGGCGACCCTGTTTGACGCAACGCAACGAGATCACTTGAGCTTCTGCAAGCACTTGACTGCAGAGAGGAAACAGGAGGAATTCAAGCCGGAGAGGGGGGTTATCACGCGGTTCATACGTACGGCCAAGGCGAACCACTGGCTCGACAACACGTACAATTGCTTCGCCGCTGCCCACCGGGCCGGGGCTAGGTTGCTAGGTGACGAGCGGCCCAAGAGGCGGCCGCGAACGTCAGGGGAGTGGTTTAAGGGACGCGGTAACCGGAGAGCGTGATGAGGTTACACGAGATCAAGGGAGCGCCCTGCCCGAAGTGTGGGTGTCAAGATACCGAGCGAGTCCAGCGATGGGGTCGTTGGGGTGCCACTTCCCAGCGGTATCAGTGCCGATACTGCCGCACGGCGTTTTGGGCGGACACAGAACAGGCAGAGGAGCAAAATGAACCAAGCGGTATCGATCCCGACGCCCCCGTCGCCTACCAGATAACCCACTGTCCGCATTGCGGGAGCGGCTGTACTAAAGTGACAAGTACGCGCAAACCGATCCGACATCACAAGTGCATGGAGTGTGGAAAGACGTTCAAATCACACGAACGCTGATCTAAGAAAATCTCATCCATGTTACAGATCCTGTAATCAAAGCGCTTCCAATCACATGACGCAGAGTCGACGCTGTGTGTATGGCGATCGACGTATCAACATTCCACAGCTATCTCGATGATGGCATTACAGCGCTTGCGGGTGGCGATTACGCAACGGCGATGGCGAAGTTCCTCGCGGCGAAGGCTGTTCTGGCGGGGCTGCCTGACGGGACTGTCGACGGCGACGAGACCAAGTTCAGCCGCGCCGATCTCGATCAGTTAATCCAACAGGCCAGGCAGGGATCTGCGGCCGACACGGGCATTCAGCGGGCTAAGGTGAAGTACATTGCCACGAGCGAGTAGCAAGGCATCGCGTTCTACTAGGGCGAAGGCCGCCAAGCCATCCGTGAAGAGTGGCCGCGGCAAGGCCTGTGCTTCGCCGCTGGCCAAGAAGTCGAAACGGGCCAGCTCTCGGAAACCATCGACAAAGCGCAAGAAGAAGCTCACCGTTTGGTTCGATCGCTCCGGGTCTCGCCTGTCTGGCGGTATCAGTAGGACAGCGCGCTCGGCCACAAATGCGGGACCAACAGAGGCGGTGCGCCGGTGGTCTGGCGCCGCAACAAATCGGCTAAACTCGAAGCACTGGAGCAACGTCACATCGAACGCCATCAACACCGACCTACAGGACCATCTATCCGACCTTCGCGATCGCTCGGAATACGAGGCCTCGATGAACGGTTTCGTTTCCGGCGTGATCCGGAGTCACGCGATTGACGTCGTCGGGAAGACCGGTCCAAAGCTCCAGGTCTTGAGCGACAACGAGGCCTACAACGAGAGGGTGGAGGCCATCTGGAGCCAATGGTGGTCGATGCCTGACATCAACGGTCAGTGGTCAGGGGTAGAGTTCCTAAAGCTATGGGATCGCTTGATGTGGACTTGCGGAGAGTATCTGATCCAGAAGGTCACCGACACCGCAGCAGATGGCTGGCAGAAATTCCGCATTCACAACATTGCCCCACGACGGCTCGTGAGTCCCATCGGGTACAGTGATGATGTAATCCTCGGCATCAAGCGGGACAAGCGTGGCAAGCCCCTCGAATACTACGTCCTGAAGTACGACAAGGATCGAGTCGCGGGGAGTTCGCTCGATACCGATCCGCTGAAGCCCGAGGATGTATTGCACCGATTCGAACCGATCGAACCAGGGCAGGTCCGCGGGGTGCCGTGGCTGGCTCCAGTCCTACAGACGATGGCCGATCTTCACGACTGCGACGAGCAGGTCCTCGACGCGATTCGGGCGGCTGCTGACCAGGCGGTTGTTTTCTTCACTGAGCATCCTGACGCAACCTATTTTGAGATCGACGCGACGGTTGAAATAGAGCGGAGGACGATGTCCACGATTCCGCCAGGATGGAAGCCGCAACAGCTCAAGCCAGAACAACCTGGCACTAAGTACGTGGAGTACAGGTACGAGCGACTGCGCGAGCTCGGCCGCGTAGTCAACATGCCGCTGATGATCGTATTGCTTGACTCACAAAAGCACAGCTTCAGCAGTGCGCGATTCGATTCTCAGTTGTACGTCCGCGGGATCGAGAGCTTCCAGAATTGGGTGGAGACGCGAACGCTGAACGTCCTTCTAGGCGAGCTTGTCAGGGAGGCATCGGTCGCGAGGCAACTCCCACGCAAGCCTAAGAAAGTCACCTACAACTGGTCCTGGCCGAAGCTGCCTGCGGTGGATCGGTACAAGGAGGGTCTGGGCGATCGCGTAGGTCTCGAGGATGGCACGGTGGCCGTATCCGACGTAATCGACACTGACCTTGATACGCACATCTCGAAGATTGGCCGAGAGACGAAGGCTTACGAAAAGGCTGGGCTGTCGCACCCACACGGGCGGAAGACAGGACGGACTGTGCAGAAGTCCTCCAAGACGAAGGACGGAGACAAGAAATCATGACTCTGAGTCCAATGCCGATAGAGCTACGGGAACAACCGTTTGACCGTGACATGACCACGCGGACGGCGGCCGTTCGGGCCGAGACGCTCGATGAGGAGGGGCGGAGCGTCGAGGCGGTCTTGACCACCGAGGCAACAACGGAGGTATTCGACTGGAGGTCGTGGACCATCATCGACGAGGTGCTGAGGATGGACGGCATGGAGGCTCCAAGTCAGGTGCCAATGTTGGCTGTTCACAGTCGGTCCTCGATCGACGACGTCCTTGGGTCTGTCCGATCGATGCGAGTCGAAGATGGGAAGATCGTCGGGCGCCTGCACTTCGCCGAAGGCGACGAGGCTTCAGATAAGGCTTGGAACAAGGTCCGGCAGGGCCACTTGACGGACGTTTCGATCGGCTACCGCGTACTGGACGCAGTAGAGATCCCGGCCGGAAAGAGCGCCAACGTCGTGGGGAAGCGCTACGAGGCAAAGGAAAAGCAACTCAGGATAGCGACGCGCTGGAAGTTGAAAGAGGGATCGTTGGTCCCGATCGGCGCGGATGAATTCGCCAAGATTCGCGAACAGGCCGTGATGGCCGCAAGAACGGAGACAAGTCCAATGAACGAGAGACTGAGGAAGTTCCTGGAGTCGAAGGGGCTTCGCACGGACGCCACGGCCGAAGAGGCTTGGAGGTTCTACGCCGAGCTGACGGAAGACGCTCGGCAAGAGGCCGACAAGCTGAAGACGCAGGCCAAGGCGCCAGAAGCGGAGCCGAAGCAAGAGCGGGGCGATGCGGGCACGACTCCTCCGCAACCGCAGGAGCACGAGCGACAGGTGGCCTCGGCAAGCCAGGAGCCGCCGGCACAGCAGGACACAGAGTCTGTCCTGCGCCAGGAGCGAGCAAGGGTCGCAGAGATCCGAGAGCTCGGGCTCGGGGCTGGCGTCAACGCAGATCTTGTCGCGCGTGCGGAGTCGGAGGGATGGACGATCGAGCGCGCTAGCGCAGAGTTTTTGCGTTCGATCCAGGAGCAACGGACCGAGGCCGTGGATGGCGACTCGCCGCGAGTGTCCGTCGGTACGACAGGCGACGATCGCCTGCGTTCCGACATGACGCGATCGCTCGCGTGGTGCTACGGAAATGTTGCGATCGCCAGCGAGGCCGAACGCAACGCAGCGGAGAGGTTCAGCGGGATCGGCTTTCACGATATGGCCCGCGTGGTCTTCAGAACCAACGGTTACGAATCGCCAGACGCGCTGTTCAACCGTGCGATCAGCCAGAGCATCTTCGCGCAGATCCTCGGCGATTCTGCGACGCGGATTCTCATGAAGGAATACGACGAGGCCGAATCGACGATTCAGACCTGGGCCGGGGTGACAGAGGTCAAGGACTTCCGCGAGTACAAGACCATTCGGCTTGGTGAGTTTGGATCTATCGAAGAAATTGGAAAGGGCGGCGAGATCCATCACGGGACGCTGCAGGAGGCATACGAAGTCGAGCAGGCCAAGACGTATGGCCGTCGATTTGCGTTGACCAGGAAGGACTGGATCGGCGACGACCTCGGAGCCTTCATGCGGATCCCCGGGATGTTGGGCCGCGTCGCCAAGCGAAACATCAGCGACGTCGGGTATGCGCTGCTCGTGAGCAACTCTGGCGTTGGGCCTACGATGAATGAGGACAGCACCGCTCTCTTCAGTGCGAGCCACACGAGCAATGGCGAGACCAAGAGCAACTACAGCACGGGGGCCGTGAATTCGGCGCTGAGCAAGACCGGTCTGAGAAACGCCAAGAAGCTCATGCGGAAACAGATCGGCATGGCCGGCGAGAAACTGAACCTGAAGCCGAAGTGGCTGTTGGTCCCCTCTGATCTAGAGGAGCCTGCGCTCGAGTACACCACGTCTCCGTCTCTGGCTGTCGGCGGCGGTGCGTGGACGGACACTGCCACCATCCAGCCGGCGAAGAACATCCATGCCGGGACGCTTACGCCGATCGTTGAGACGAGATTGGACGACGCCACCAATGGAACCACGGCCTGGTACATCGCCTGTGATCAGGCGGTCCAGGAGAGCGTGGTGATTGTCTACCTGCGAGGCAACCGTAACCCGGTCGTCGAGCGGAAAGATCCTGTAGACGTACTCGGTATCGGGTGGTGGATGTATCACGACGTCGGTGTGGCCGTCCGTGACTGGCGTGGGATCGTCAGGAGCAAGGGAGCCGCAGCCTAGATCAAGGCAAATCGAATCTGACTCTCTGGTGAGAGACGGAAAAGGAGAAGACCAATGAGCAGTCCGGAAGCAGCCTTTGTTATCAATGCTGGCCAGGCGGACTACACGCCCACGTCCGCAAAGACCGCCGGCGAGGTAGTCCAGTGGGATGATGGGCGAGCGGCCGTCGTCAAGGCCGGCTTGGCGGCAAGCGAAAAGGGAGCCGTATATCTCAGCGGCATTTTCGACGTGACCTGTGCGGCAGCTACCACGTTTGCCGTCGGAGATCCCGTCTACTGGGATGATAGCGCCGGCAAGGCGGTCGGTCCCGAGACGGCCAACGCCTCGGCGGATCTCTACATGGGTATCGCGATGGTGGCATGTGGCAGCAGCGACACGACGGTCCGCGTAGACCTGAATGTCGCGCCGGGCATGGGCCTCGGGCGATCCGCGTGGACGAGCCGTGTTGTCACGATCGAACACGATGACACGGACGAGCACACGGTTATCAACGCAGAGGACAACCCAGAGGGCTTGCTGCTCATCGGGATTCTCGGCGAGGTCACCGAGCAGCCGGCAGGTTCGTCCGAGGATCAGCTCATCATCACGCTGTACGACGAAGATGACAACGCGATCGACACGCTCACGACCACTGACACCACGCCGGACGCCGCTGGCGACATCATCGTCGGCGCCGTCAGCGTCTTCAGTTCTGCCTCTGGCTCAGTGGCAAAGACGATTCCTGCGGGCAAGGCGGCGTACTTCAAGGTCTCGCAGGCCACGGCGGGTACCCCTGCGGGTGCACTTCGGTGCCGAGCGATCGTCTGTCCGTTGCAGTAGGCCTGTCAACGCCTCATTGCGCTGGCCACGGGGCGCGTCGGTAGCGCGCCCCGTGGCAACTGATTTGACATGAGCATCGTCAGTGACATCGTGACTCAGTCGTCGCTCCAGACGCAGATGGCCATGCGCGGCGTCGCCGTGACATACTCAGACGACGATCAGTCTGGCGTTGCGATGACGGCTCTCGTTAGTTCCGAGCAATCATCACCAGACGATGAGGGTAGATCGATCGTCACAAAGACCGTGAGGATCTTCACTGATTCGTCACAGGCTGCGTATGGTGGATTAGACAGCGTCTCTCACAACGGGGTGTTCACGATTGACTCCGTCGAATGGTCTGTCATCAACGGTGAGATCGAACGGAAGACGGGCTACTGGAAGGTGAAGGTCAAGCGGCGGCAGACCCATGAGGTTGCGGCACATGGCTACAGGAGGAGGCGATGAGCAGTCCGGACGGCGGACTATCTCTGTCGATTCTGCACGCCAGGAAGCTGCTGGCCGCGTGTCCGACGTTCCAGTTGCTCGTCAGTGAGGTCAGCGAGACTGACGCCCTTGACCACGTGTACAGGAATCGTCTTCCGGACCCGGAGAGTGACGGAACCCACACACTGATAGAACTTCATGGGTATCGTCCATATGCCCTGGTCGCCCCCGCGCCGGAGGATTGCTACGAGCGACGCCATGGGGCCAGGGGGACAGAATCTGGTCAGATCGTCATCTACATCGAGCGCGATGTGCCAGAGAGCATGACGGACGCAGAAGCAGACATTGATTGGTGCGACACTGTCTCGAAGATCGTCGACGAAATGTGGAACCCGATCAGATCGAACGCGGCTGGCTACCTGAACGTTTATGAAGGTGCCATTCGCGTGGCTGTCGGGCCCTATCGCAACCATCAGGATGACGAGACAGATGAGGGGTCGATCCAAGCTGTGTATCTCGAACTCGCATGGTGACCAGTGCACCTGTTTGTGAAATCCATTACGTACGATCCGCCGCTTACGGCGAGAGTGCAGCGAGCGGCTCAGAAGTTCGCGTTTGCACGTATGGGCGAGTATTGGCACGACCAGATCAGGCCGAAGCACTTCAAGATGTCCGCGTTCGGGGAATACAAGTACGCCAAGCGGACGGAGAAGTACGAGAAGCGGAAGCGACGCAAGTACCATCACAACTTGCCACTCGTGTTCACGGGCAAAAGTCGCGATCTGTCCCGCATGAAACGGATCGTGGCGACGCCGCGTGGCGTGCTGGTCCACATGAACATACCCGCACTGAATTTCAAGCGAGGCAAGACGCGAGCATTGGCCGAACTGGCCGGCATCGAGAGCGGTCGAGAGGAGTTCGAGCGGTTCTCAAGGCTTGACGAGTCGCTCGTCGTGAAGCGATTCGTAAAGTCGCTCAATAGGGGCCTCCGAGAACAGGGACAACGAGCCAGAGTGAAAAAAGTCAAACTCGTTTCGCTCGGCTATTAGGGAGACTAGCCATGTCAGACCGTTGGAGTCTCAAGGCCGTCCAGATCGATGACACTGCCGACGTCATCATCGGCGGAATCACCCAGCAGAACCTCAACCTCGGGATTGAACTGTCCAACGATGCATCAAGCGGAGCTGTCTATCCGTCCGTCCAGTCCGTCAATGCGCAGAATCCAAGGGCATCATTCACAAGCTACCAGATCGCCAAGTGCCTCGCTAACATCGGCGTGCTTGGACTCGACATTGGTGCGCTCGCCACCGGACTGAAGTTGTGGGCGTACAAGCATGCGGAAGGCGGATCCAGGGCGACGGGTTCCAATCATCGGAGCTTCGACGTAGCCGCTGGCCTCATCGTCCCGCGAACGATCACTATCAATCACCAGGGGGATGCGACATTCGCCGCCGATGTCTTTGTCACGCACGACGGGACAAACGTCCCCGTCATCCCGACCGACAGTGCGGCAATCCCAGCCGGCGACAGCGACGATGAGAGATATACGCTCGGATCGGTTACGATCGAGAGCAAGGCCTTGAATGCCGTCGGGTCAGGCGTGCTTCAGTCCATGACTATCGATTTTGGGATTCAGGAGCTCGTTGAGGGTGGCGGGTCAGATCTGTACCCGACGCACGCGTCGATCATGACGGCGAGCCCGGTAATCACCTTCACGGCCACGAACATCTTGTGGTTTGCGGATGCGACAATCCCGCTGAATGGTCTGAACGCCACACATGCGAGCACGTCGATCTATCTCCGAAAACGCGATGTGGAAGGTGGTACGTTCGTGGCGGATGAAACGGAGGAGCATATCGAGATCACGGCGGCCGGCATACTCCATGTCACGGACGCAATCGATGCGACCCAAGGCAGCCCGGCTACCATCTCGGCGAGCATGCCTCTTCGATATGACGGGAGCAACGACCCGATGGTGATCGATACGACGGCGGCGCTACCCTAGTACGTTCCTTCGCCAGCGCCAGGGCGGCGGCGAGAGTCGCCATCTGGCCTTTTTGTGGGGCGAATCATGGCAGGCTTTCTCTACTACGTTCCGACGTCAATCAAGGCAGTGAAGTCTGGCGGCCTAGGTCTAACAGATCCAGACGAGATAGCGGAGCTTGGACTCGGTCACGCGTTCGAAACGCCTCCCGTCGCGGCCGGTGTTCGCGGTGGTCCGGACGGCGGCAACGGGACACTCCTCGGGCAGTCAGCAAGTTTCTGTGGACAGCGGATTGGGTACTATCCGGACAAGCAGACTTGGCGGAAGATCCCAAAGTCTGAAGTATGGCTTGGGTGGTACACAGAGAATCTTCCAAGGCCGGATGCGCTCCGGCGTAGCGAGGTGGTGCCCGGAGAGCGCGTTCGTTTGGGCGACGGCAACCTCTGGCTGATCCCGTTGTCCAGATCTGTATCTGACGATAGCGAGGACTACAGTGTCTGCAGTGCAATCCCGGCAAGCCGAATGTTGGACGACAATGGAAACTGGGTCAGGGGTGCGCCCGAGCCGAGATACGCTCGCCTGTGGGAGACTGCCAATCGCGTTTGGGATGCGATCATAGACCGCGTCGTGGAATCCACCGGCGAGAGTTCAACGATCGAGATCGGAGAGGAGTCTGACGCGTGCGTCGATGCCCTACAGGCAAACTACCGCGTTGGTCCCGCTGAGATCTCGGCACTTGGACTCCTAACCGACCAGAGCGCAAGTGCGATCATCAAGGCCATGGTCGGTGTGCCAAAGCTGTTGGACCGGCTCAAAAAAAAACGGGCAGAGAGTGGCGTGAGTATGTCCGATGGCGAGTTGGGCTCCACCCAAAGCACCGTCCTACCGTAGTCGAACTGTGGGCGCTTTCCAGGGGCCTCTGACGTGGCGAAAGAGCGAGTCACAATCGAGATGGACGCCGAGGAGCAGGCGCTCTTTCGGAAGTACATCCAGCTCGAGAAGAAGCTCCAGCGCCAGGAGCAGAAGCTTCGCGACGTCGGTAAGGCGGGGGCGAAGACTGGAACGAAGATGAAGCAGGCTGGCGACGCTGCGAAAGACGCGTTCAATCCTGCCAGGATCGCAGAGTTTGCCACCGCGTTCGTTGGCGTCAACGCCGCCATGAGCGCGATCCAGAGCATCTCTCGGACGATCACAGCGGAACTGCGGGAGCAGCTCGATTTGCAAGATCGTGCCAAGGCGGCACAGATCACGCTCGCATCGGCTCGTAAGGGCGTACTTCGGAATATGGCTGGGGCAACAGATACAGAGAGACAGCAGACGCTCGCCAGTATCACGGGCATCAGCACAGAGACAGGCGTCGAGGAACGGTTTGTGGCCAACGCCTTCGCCCAAGCCTTATCAGCGAGCGGCGGTAACATCCAGGCATCGATGAAGGCCGTCAAGCAGGCGTCAATGTTTCTAGCTGATCAGCCAGAGGAGATCGCCGAGTACGCTGGGGCCCTCTTGGATCTCGGAAAGGTCACCAACAGAATGACTGGCGGGAAGTTCGATGCCGAGGTTGCCAAGGGTCTTCTTATCAAGGTCGGCGCGATGTCACGCGTTGTGGACCCGCGCATGCAGGCCCAAAACATCGCACCGGCACTGATCGGCATGCAGGGACTTAACGCGACGGCGTCAGAGGCTGCCGCCCTATTCGCCTCAATCTCCAATGCGGCGGCGGACGTCAAGGGCGCGATGACTGGGACAGGTACGATATCATTCGCCGAACAGCTTCGCGGGTTCGGCGCTGAGGAGAGGAAGATCAAAGGCGGCGGGACGGCCCCGGCAATCGCAGGCTGGGGCGAGATGACGATGGGGGAGCGCATCAGATACCTGCAGTCTAACCAGGACATTGCCTCTCAGTTCCTCGATCAGCTCACGCTTGAGAAGAAGGTGCAGGTGCCATTCGAGCAGTTGCTGACCGACGCCACGTCGGAAGCGGCCAAGGCGTTCGCCGCGAACGTGCAGAGTTTCGGCGGCGCTGAGGACTTCCGCAAAGCCGCCCGAAGCGTGCAGGAGTCGTATGGCCTTGATCCTCTTGAAAGGGTTGCGCAGATAGACCGCGCATCGAAGCAGGCTGTGGATCAACTTAAAACGCAGAACGTTATCGGCGGCCAACTCTCTGCTTTACGTGAGGGAGCAACGGAGGTTTTGAGGGAATCCGGTTACGGGAAGCTGGCCACGGATATTTCGGAACTGTCATTGAAGGCGGAGGGACTGAGTGGAAAGCGACCTGGTGCAAGCAGGGCGATCGAGATGCTACGCGGGCGAGCCAAAACACTCAGGGCACCAACCGAACGAGTACAGAGGTTCGGCGGATTCACGACGCACGGCACGGAGGTTGCACGCGAAGCGAGCCAAGAAGAGCTGAGGTTGGCAGCAACACTTGATGACTACGCCAACAAGATCGACGAGGCACTCAACGCAACGCCAAAGACCAAATTGATCTCCCAATGGAAGAAGACTGGATTCACAGAACTCGCAAGCTCGCTAGAGGCTTTCGAGGCAGGCCCGCAGTTTGTGCCCGGCTCCGAAGACGAGGTGATGGAGTTTGCTCGCAACTGGAGATACAAGAAACAGAACAGAATGTACAGCGTGGCGAACCCACGGCGCCGCGAGAGTGATACGCGAGAACTGTCGACAGAGGCGTTCCAGGAGCGAGACCTAAGCGCCAAGGAACTGCGGCAGATGGGAGAGGTTGAACGCGTACTTGGTAATCTTGGTGCATCCGCCAAGGAGTTGAATCGGGCAACGGAAAATATGCAAACGCCACGGTCGAAGACACTCGGAGATCCAGGTAAGGACATTTGACGATGGCCGGAATCGGCGGCGTAACTTGCACCTTTCTGTCTGGTGGGATTCAGGACCTTAAGGAGGAGACGGAGGTTTGGCGCACACCTGGTATCGATGGATACGGGGCGCAGAAGAAAGGTCTCGGTGATTCGGCGTTTCAGTTCGTGGCCGTCCTCTATGACAGCGCCGCAAACAGCGAGGACTGGATCCGCGACTTGGAGGCTCTACAGGGTTCCGCGGTCAGTGCTGAAGATGATTTCGAGCTGTCCTACTACCACTTGCTCGTAACTCAGGTGCAATTCATGGACCGAGTCGGCGCCCACACGCCAACGGAGGATCGGTACAGGACCCGAGTCCTTATACGCGGGATAGTCACCGGTGATCTGGAGTCGGCATGACAACATCGCGTCCAATGAATCATACTCGCTCTGTCCGGTCCGGACGGTTCGCTTCCCGTGTGGCACGAAGTCACGTGCAACGAGCCGTCAAGCCCGCCGGCAAGGCGTACAGTATCGTCCGCGACGGGAACCTTGTCACTGTGACGGTCGCGTCCGATCTGCCAGCATCGACCAGGATCTACTATCACTGGTACGTCGACGGCATCTTTCAGGCTACGACGACTGCCCCGAGCCGGTCGTTCCATCTCCCTGGCGGCTACCAGGCACGGATCGAGGTCGTCGATACGCTCGATCCAGCCCTCGATCCGTATGCCAACGCACCTGTAGGCTATCCGGCAAGGCAAACGATCCATTGGTGTAGGTCCATCTCTACGGACGTGGCGGCCTACCGCGTAGAGCAGAAGGTGATTTCTGGGTCATGGCATGAGATCGGGAGAGTACGTCATGTGCCGGGTCAGTGGTACTACACATTCGTGAGCCAACGTCTGAACGACCTAACCTACTACTACTGGCGCGTCGTACCGATAGACGCCGTCGGCAACGAAACGAGCGGGGTAACGGAGATGGGGCCGATCAAGATCGTCAGGCACCCAGATGCGCCCGATTGGTCTGCATCGTACGACGATGGTGCTCAGCGCGTGACGTTCTCGGAGGCATGAGGTGTCGCTAGATCCTCGAGATTGGACTTTGACCAGGGTCACAACTCGCACGCATGCGGTGCGCTACCTGGAGATTCTGCAAGAGGGCCAGGGCGACATCTATGGCGGCGCAGGCGTCGAGCTAATCGAGAGCATGGCAAGCAGCAATCGTGGGTTCTACCTCTTCGTGCTCGAACATCCAGAAGGTGCGGGCGCGTGCTTCGCCCTGCGGTACCGACAGCAATGGATTCGCCCTCCGTGTATCGTTCACGCCGGGGTCAAAGGCGCGACATGGTCCGAGTTCGTCGGTGCGGTCTATCGCGCTATGCGGCAAGTGCTCCAGTTCATTGAATCTAGAACGGGTGTCACCTGGGACCGGTTCGTCACAGCACATTTCGATCTTGCAAGAAGCCCAACGCTGGTGTCGAGGATCGAGTCACTTGAACGTGCAACACTCCACGTTGTCGGTGGCAGTGCCGGTTGGTTTTCGATCGAGGTCCCGTAATGCCTTCGATGACGCTCTACATCCAGCGTGTCGTACCAAGTTCCGGCGATGCGTGGGAGGTGACGTCCGGCATTGCTGGCTGCAAATCGGACCGAATCGGTGCCTTGCGCAACAGGATCCCGTCTGGAAGCAATGGCCTGATACTGACGGAGGACACCGAGGGCAAAACGCTTCGGCTCGACTTCGACGGACTGCCTCAATATGTCGATACAGTCACCTCTGTAGTGGTGCGGCACTTCGCTGCAGGCTACAAGGCGTATCTCGATACAGAGATGTTCGTCGACGCAGTCTCCAAGGGCTCAGACAGCATCACGCTAAGCGCGATCTTTGCTGAGCAGACCGCGAACGTGGCTGCGTGGGACGGGCCGTGGACGCGGGCTCAGATGATGGGCGCATATTTCGAGATCGGAATCACGATCTACAGTCCTTCGCCAGTTGTAGCGGTCGATTGGGTTCAGGTCGAGATCACCTATACCGAGGCGAGTGGCATCGTCGAAACCGCGCAGCGTGCCGATGCGCTGCAATGGTGGCTGTCTACCGGTAGACTTGAAGGATCATCCTCTCTGGGTACAGTTCCTGGCTGCGCGCTGACGAGGCCCGCGGTTCGCAACGGAGAAGGGTGTGGATTCCTCGTTGCCGACGGCGACTTTCTCACGTGGAGGGCTCCTGGATCTTCGTCCTACGGTGCTCCAGTAGATGTGTCAGAAGACGGTGATTATCTTATTGAGGATGGTGACGATCAAAGCAAGTTCATAGAGGTCGGAGTTCATGCTGACTACCTTCCGTCTGGAACCGATGAAGGTCGCGTCTTTCTTCAACGGAATTATGAGGCCGGACTTGAGATCAATGCCGCGATCGCAGAGTCAGGGAACACATCCAGTGCCACCGTATACCTGCGCAATGCATCCGTGCATGACGTGCACGGTGTCAAGGCGTGGATCGACGCAGGGAGCAAGTACTGCGCGATAAGTGACGATGACTCAACATGGGTAACGCCACATACCGAGGATGCGCCAGACGTATTGGCGTGGGACACGATTCGGCGAGGAGAGCTCGTTGCAGTCTACCTGCAACGCACGATCCCAGCGGGCTGCCAGTCGAATCCGAAGATCCCCCTTGCTCTATATGCATCATGGGATCGGTTCTAAGAACGGAGGTTGTACGATGTCATTCTACAAGCTGGTGTTTGACGATCAGGCCAGCGGGGCCGTGGCGGATACGTTCAAGACTGTCGCCGCACTGATCGCAGCCGACACGGCTGGCTACAGGTGCCGGATTCGTTCGTTGCAGATTGGGCCGGCGGACGACACGCCATCTGACGCCAACATCGCAGTGCGTCTCAATTGCACTGACAACGCTGGCGCCGGAACGCCCGGCGCATCGATAAGCGGCGCCAACATACCAAAGACAGACCCGGACTCTGTCGATTCTGTCATCAGCGGCGCTACCGGGTACACGGTCGAGCCGACCACGTACGCGACTCAGCCGCTCTGGCAAATGGACATGAACGTTCGGGGTGGGTTCATCAAGGAGTGGGATATCGAAAGCGCTCCGGTGGTCGCGCGGAACACGACCCTTGGTCTGCTGATAGCTCCTAGGGCTGCATCAGCGCAGAACGTTAGCGGCACGATCGAGTTTGAGGTGTTCTAGTGGCCTGGCCGTCAGAGGCTGGCGCTGTCGCGTTCGTGCATGGTCGTCCGTCGAAACGGAGGCCGTGGCGCCGCCGCTCACGGTGTCTGCCTCCTGTACCGTTCAAGCGACGATGGTATGCCGACTACGCCGCGAACTGGCGTGTCTTCAACGACACGGCGTACCGCTTCTACCGCCGCAAGGGCGCGCCACCAAAGGAGGATCAGGCACCGTTCGCGACGTCGTCGTCGCTGCCAGACACGCCTACCGCGACTTTCGACGACGGAATTTGGTACCTTGCGGTGAGCTACTTCAACGGAGTCCTGGATTCTGGCTTCCTACCCGTCGGCATCAACGGAGAGCCGTATGCCAAGATTGAAATCAGCGGAGGTAATGAGTACGCGACAAGACCCCGCTCACCGTTCGGGCTCAGGCTGTCCCGCGAGGCATCCGGCGTAGTCCGCGTTATTGGCTTCTACGGCCAAGGAGATTCTGATCGGGCTGGTGAGTGGTCGATAGCCTACACGACTAACGGGTCCGATCCGGCCACTGATTCGCCTGACGTCACGGTCACGATGACGCGAGGTGGAGTGCAGATCCTCAGCTACGCACTGCCGACACAATCTGACGGAACAACGGTCAAGGTTCGCGTCCAGGTCCGCAGGAATGACGGTACGGTCATATCGCCGGTCTGGGTCTACTCAGCGGAGAGTTATGTCCTTACCACTACGGCGGACGCAGAGGCCCCATCGGGCGTGCTTGGGCTCGGTAGATGGATAGGGCTTGAGCCGGAGAGTTTGTGATGGGCATCACGATTGCCCCACGCACAGCGGAGTACCCAAGGCAACACGTTGCTGCCATCGTTGAGACAAAGGACGAGTGGTCCGGAGAATGGCAGTATCGACCTGAGCTTTTGTGCGCACGGGTAGCCTTGTCCGCTGCAGGTGACGATCTCGGGGCCGCCGAACTCCAGCGACGATATGGAGAGATCAAGCAACAGTGGGAGGGAAGCTTCGGAACTGTTGCTCCTATTGACATAGCGGATCACTGGGTGCGCGTCTCGATGGTATGCGACGAGGGTGTCTATGTCGTCTTCATCGGGCAGATCAGCGGAGAGCCGCGGGTAATCTACGGTGCCGACGTTGCGCCGAGCGGGGTACAGACGTGGACAGCATACGGGCCGCTCCAGACCCTGCGCAAGATTCACGTCAGTGAGTCCTATTGGTACGAGGCTGGCGAGGCCGAGCGTGCGATCGGGTGGGTTCCTCCGATGAATGCTCGATCAGAGACGAAGACCGTGTCTGGTAATCGATCCGATGCGGAGGGCGATGCCGGGAGCTATTGCTATGGCGGAACCGACACCTGGACACATAGGCAATATCTCGACTACCTGCTTGCCCATTGGCTCGATGATGACTGGCGCCTAACGGGCCAGACGAGCCTGTTGGATGAACTGAAGACGATCGTCACCTGGAATGATACGCAGACTCTTGCCGAGATGTTCCGCAAGCTGATCCCAATTCGCTACGGTCTAGATTTCGTCGTCCGCGCATACTCTGAGACAACTGTAGATGACGATGGCGAAGAGACGACGAACGAAGGCTTCGAGATTCACGTTTTCTCGCTGAGCGCAAAGTCGCGGACTGCGGGAGGCGTAACTCTCCCGGCAAACCCAGGCACTGTGAAGATTCAGGCAGCAGAGGCGAGCGACGTCCTCAACTGTAACGTCGTCAGAACGCGAGACCATCGATACGATCGGATTCGCGTGCTCGGCAAGCGAATCATCGTCTGTTGTTCGCTCGACGCTACGAAGGGTACGCTCATCCCAGCCTGGTCTGATGAACAGGAGGTCTCGTACAAGGCCGCCTCGATGGAGCAGCGCAAGACCGACGCGTACCGCGCCGTCTTCCAAGCGTACCAGGTCCCGTCTGATTGGGACTTCAACGAGGGCAGCGCTGCGCCGAAATTGGACGAAAACGGCGCCGTCGTCGAGGGTGAGTCTTCCGATACGCAACTGACGATTCGGAATACACTCCGCTGGCTGCCGCTCTTCGAAGGCTTTGACTACTCAACCGACCCGGAAACGGACAACACCCCGGAATGGGTTCAGCCCGATCTGATGCCTCCGATGGCCTTTGTGTTCGACGAGCTTGATGAGCCAGACGACGCAGGCAACGTACCAGGTCGGTACATCCTAGCGGAAACCGCCGACATCGACGTGCACGTTCCCCAGGAGCATCTCGGCATCTTCCTGAAGTGTGACCCCAACCATTGGTTGGCTGACGGGCATTGGGATGACGAAGAAGACGCGATCGCTGACAACGAGCTGTCTCCGGCTTACGACTACGATCTGATAGCATGCACGATCGCGTTTGAGTCAGACCAGCGACTCATGAAGTCGTACACCCGACCCAGCACAGACGAAGCTGGTGGCGTTTCGACGATCGACATTATCGTTGACGATGCCGAATTCTGGTACCTTGCTGCAGGCACGTACGTCGGTATCAATGACGATGGGGAGCTTGTCGAGTCCGGGCCCGGTCGGATCTTGCGTGACGACTCAGACAAGTTGTCAGCAATACTCGCTGGCGCCATCGCGCGGTACTGCGACGAGAGGGCGCGGGCAGAGATCCGGCTTGCAGGCCTACTACCGTGGCAGGATTTGCTCGGTCAGATCTTGACTGTCGTCGAGGAGGGCGACAGCGATTCGCATGAGATTGGCGCACCGATCACATCGATTGAATGGCACATGGGAATCGACGGCTCGCCGACAACGACGGTCCGCGCGGGGTTTGCGGAATGACTGGACGGAGTGGATCAAGCCTGGTGAGGTCTCAACAGAAGTCCGGCGGTCGGACTACCTCCCTCGCCATCATCCAAGCCAGCGCCGGCGACCCCGAGGGCGGCGAGTACACCGGCAACACCGGGAACTACGTTGACGTAGATGGCGTCAGCACGGAGGTCCCAATCGACTGCGTCGAGATCAAGCTTGCCGAGGAGACGGGTACGTTCCCGTCCGAAATGTCCGTCTCAACGGTGTCCGGTGCAATCGAGTTGATCGCCACTGTCCCGACGCTGAACGGCGCCAACGCCTACTTCCGTGAACCGGCCCTAGCATCCGGCCGCGTCATCCGCGTCGTATGGGCTGGTGACCATTGGCAGGAGCACGGAACCGTTTTCGATTCCTGGGACGACGAGTGTGACATATGACGCTAGCGACTCCATGGGGAACTCGGTACAAGGGCGGGCTGCCGTGGGGCAAGCAGCTCGTCTGCGACTGGGGCGCGCATCGGAAGGAGTGTTGCGGAGGTGAAACCTACTGTCCTGTGTGCGACGTCAATCTAAGAGACCCAAACATAACTGTCACAGGATGGCCAACACCTCCAGCAAGCGGAAATAACAGTTCTTCTTGTACGGTTTATGGCGCGCCAGCTACATGGACTTGGTGCCTCAGCGAACCAACATCGTTTTTGGGCCTCCCGCGCAGGGGATACTTCGGCAACCCTTTCACATCATGCCTATGGTATGGCGGAAATGCATCCGGGTCAAAATGTGGCTCTGTTCCACTGAGTGGTGATTGTTGGTGGCTTGATTTTAACACAGATGGGCCATTCGGAACTATCTCGCTTGCAATCTCAAAATATGAAATCGATTGGTGCAATACAGATCCGATCCGTTATACACGGTGCCAGTACTATCTTGGATCGCAAAACGCAGCAGCATGTACCGCCGTAGGGCTTGACTCGTGGGTTGATTTTGAGCTCACAGAAGATCAGGCTTCGTCGCTCTGTTCTGGCGAGCAGATCACACTGAACTCTGATCCGCTTGATAATTCGACCTGGGGCGTTGCACGCCACAAATGCAGCGGCTCAGGCTCTGCCGATGCCGAGACGAAGGCAGAGCTAACAATGACGGTGCAATTCTGATGATCAAGCTTTGCCGACAATCCGATTGTCAGTACTACCAGCCCCAGCGCAGATCCAAGCACTGCGGCCTGTGCGGCCACTTCATCGCGGACCACGCGAGATGTTGCGACGATCCGCCCAGGTGGACGGAGGTAGACCTGGTTGCGATTATCAAGGGAGGCCAGACGCTGAGCAGGGGGATGAGGCAGGCGCTCCGGGTGGCTGGCAGGGGCAGGCCGTGCGGCGGTAGGACCGCGGTGACGGAAGACGAGATTATGGCCATGCGGGCCGATGATCCGAGAGTCCCGAATCAGTTGGATGATGGGCGTGCGTCCGATGAACGGGCTTGACAATTGTGGATTCTGAAACAACACTGTCTGATGGAGAGCAGCAGTGTCAGGCCCGGCCTCCAAAGCGCGGCGACTCAGGACGGCGGCAGACGAGACCGAACGCACGCATCCACAGCTCGCCGCGTGGCTACGAGGCAGGGCCGATCGACTTGACAGGAAACTCAAATCTGTTTTGCGAGGTGATGCATGGCATCGGAAGGCAGGGACACAAGCGAATTCCAAGTAGCGAGATCAGCAGAACTGTGGTCAGCTGTGGCGCTGGTCTTCGGTATCGTCATGACCGCTGGATCGGCTGTAGCCGAATCGCTCGGCGCGGATACGACTGCCGGAATCGTCGTCGGGGCCGTTGTCTCCGTGGTCGCGATCGCGCAACGGACGCTGGTTGCGCTAGGCTACATGAGCGGTAGGGCATCGGTCAAAGCTTCCTCAGGAACAACCGAAGGCCCCCCGTCATCTGACTGAATGTGAGGCGCAGTCATGTCTGAACCGCAATCACCCACCGCTGCACGGTTGCGTCTCTGTGGTACGTGCGATTACGTGTCGACAGGCAAAACAATGTGTTGCCTGTGCGGTCGGCGCCTCGTAGAACACGACGAATGCTGCGTGGTCCGCGATAAGGTTTGGGATACTGGAGATCTCTATGATGAGACGCATCCTGACGATTAGCGCGCTCGTCTTACTGTCGGTCGCGTCGGTTGCTGCCAATGCAGCGGATGCCAAGCGTGTCTCATTCGAGGTATCGGACGACATCATTGTTCACGTCGACGTCACGGTATCGATCGAGCCAAACAGCTCGACGTCGCAGCCGACGACCAAGCCGACCCCAGAGCCGAACCCGCCGGTCGTTGACTCGGACCTGTCTGAACGAATCGCGCGCGCAGCCGATGGCCTGTGGTTGATTCGCCAGCGGTTCGGCGCGTCCAAGGAATACGTAGGATGGCCGCTTGCCGTCACTGTTGACGCTGGAGAGCGTTGGTACGCCAATGAGGCTGGCGCGTGGTGCAACGGAAAGCTGATGACGATTCAGCCGCCAGGCACGCCTGGCATCGGCTACGCCTACGTCAAGGCGTATCAGGTCACTGGCAACGATGCGTACCTTCGTCGTGCCCAGGTGATCGGAGATACACTGCTGAGCATTGCAGACCAATGGAACGGCGGCTGGCATCAGGATCTGTGCTACATCGACGGGCGATGGCACTACGCGATGGCATGGGCAGGCAAACGCTGGGACTACACCAACGCGCCGGCTGGCCACGCTATTCACGCCGTTGATAAGGGAGCCGTCACGCTGGATGACGGGACCAGTCAGGCGGCGGCGTTGTTCCTGCTGCGATTGTACCAAGCTGGCGGCGGCCAGAGGTATCTAGACGGTGCGAAGCGATTCGGAGATCTCCTTGTCGACCTGCGGGACTGCCGCCCTGCTGCCACGCCAACGACTGCCCCCTACCGCGCGGGCGGCATACCGCAGGTCTTACCGTTTGACGTTGCCTGGCAGATCGTATTCCCCAATGAGAAGGGCACGCCCGGGGAGCACTACTACGTCCACAAGACGCTCAACGACAAGACGACATCCCAGGCCATCCTGTTCTTGATCGAGCTATGGAAGGTAACCGGCGACGATCGCTACCGCGAGTGCGTCAGGCTGCAAGTGGACTATCTTCTCGCACGATTCGCCGCAGAAGGCAACCGAGGATGGTGTCAGCAGTACGATTGGAAAACGGACGAACCGGCCTGGGGTCGCCACAAGGAGCCGCCGGCGATCTGCTCCGGGGAGCACGAGATCCCCGAGGCGCTACTGGCCTGGTACGTGCTGGAGGATGACGCGGCCCGCAGGGTCAAGATCGCCGAGGTGCTGCGGTCGCATCTGCTCTGGTTTCGCGATGTGGCCACGCGCTCGGGCGACATCTGGTATCGGTACTATGACGGCAAGCCGATCTGGGCAGATGGATTCAAGCTCGTTGCCGAGGACAACGCGGCGAGCGGTCAGCCGTGGACGCTGGCGGATCCGCGACGGTGGATCGGCAAGCTGATGCCCGAGGGCGACACGCTCGATCTGTCCAGCGTGTCGCGACACTCGAGCTACTGGGCTGCTGATGGGATCTTTGGACTCGGCGGGGCCTCGATCGACAAGGTCAAGGCTGGCCAGGCGGCGAGCGGCCTATGGCCGAAGAGCGCGAAGGTCGGCGGCAAGTCCCGGAAGATCGTCACGGCGGCAACGTCGGCTGGCTATCTGTGTGAGCTGTGCAAGGAGGCTGTCCGGTAGTGTTGGAGCCATACTATCAATGCGACTGCATCACGATCTACCACGGCGACTGCCTGGAGGTGCTGCCGCAGTTGCCGGACGGGTCGGTTGACCTGGTGCTTACCGATCCGCCGTATGGAATCAATTTGCCGACAGACTTCGCGTCCGGGGGGAGAGGTGGGCATGACTACCCCCCTGTGGTTGGCGACAAGGAACCATTTGACCCATCACATCTTCTTGGCTGGAGGTGTATGCTTTGGGGGGCGAACTACTACACCGACAAGCTGTCACCATCGTCTGGATGGCTTGTCTGGGACAAGCGGATGCAGAATGGATTCCACAATGATCAGGCTGACGCTGAGTTGGCTTGGACGAACTGCGTAAAAGGAGTCCGCGTGTTTCGGCATATGTGGTCCGGCTTTCTCCGAGACAGCGAGCGCAAAACCGCATTTCACCCAACACAGAAGCCGGTTGCGCTGATGCGATGGTGTCTCGAATGGGCCAAGGTCAGTGGTCGAGTGCTCGATCCCTACATGGGTGCCGGGCCTGTTGGTGTTGCATGCGCAATTGCTGGACTTGAATACGTTGGGATCGAGATCGAGGATCGGTACTGCGAGATCGCAGCCAAGCGCATCGACGCGGCACTGAAGGGTGTCACAGTCGAGGAAATGCGAACCGGCCAGATTGGGCTGCTTGAGGAGGTAAGCAAGTGACGGAGAAGCAACGGGCCTGGACGGTACCGCTCGGCGTGCTGCTATTCTGCTGCGCGTGCGAAGCGCCCGTGTGCGATTCGTGGATCGCTACGATGGATGACGAGGGCCACGTCAGGCGAATCGACTTGAAGCGGTGGGAGCAGGGGATGGAGCGGGTCGTCTACGGGTTCGCGCCGGAGTATGTCGAGGTAAAGATCCCGGGCTATCCGGCTCGGAGGTTTCCTGGTACTGGTGCCGGCGCAACGAGTAGGCCTGCGAGCGAGAACGAACTGATGACGGGGCAGGATGCCCCAGAAAACGAGGTGATGAGATGCGTATCATCGGAACGCTGATCTTGTTTCTGTGCGTGGTTGTGGCTGTCGTTTCGATTGGCTGCGCCGGCGCTGGTGCGGAGACTCGCACAGCGCTGGAGGAACAGCGAGACGTCTACTACGACGCAAACTCGTTCTCGATGAAGGACCGCACGACTCAGGCAGGCGAGACCGTCTACATCGAGAATCTGACCTCTGGAGATCCGAACGTCTGCCTGACGATGACGACGTCCGAGGGCGTAAGCACGATTACGGGTGGGGCCACCGTGGTCTATCGCAAGCACGATCCCGACGCTGCGGCCAAGGCGTTCACGAAGGCGTTTACCGAGCGTGAGGAGACTAATCGTCAGGCGTTGGCATCGGTTGAGCGAGCATACAAGAGGACAGTAGACGCTGTTGCTGCGAGATACGGAGCATCCGGTTCATCTGTCGCCAGCGCAACGAACACGCCGGCCACGAGCGGCACGGACTGTTCTGATGGCGATTGCGCGCTGCAGGCGCTTGGGCAGACGTTCAAGGCTCGTCTCGATGCGATGGGCAACGACGACAAGCGCGCTATCCTGGACATGATCGGACTCGGCAGGCTGGCCCCGCTGTTCGGGCTGCCCACCAAGGCCGAATCAGTCGGACCCGACGCGCCGGAGGACTGACATGGCCGCACGGACCCCATCGCAATGGGTCAAGCTCGGCGTGATTGCGTCTCTAATCAGCGCCACGGCCGTGCTCTCAGGATACTCCTGCTTGGCTGTGCGTGAAACCGAGCATAGGCTGACCGCGGTGGAGATTCGACAGGAGGGGGCTGCCAAGACCTGCGAAAAGCTCGATAGAATCCTAGAAGATGTGTCGGAAATCAAAATCGAGCTAGCCAGGCTCCGCGAACGGCTTGACGCCAGGTTGGCCCGCGGCTGCGATCCAGGCGAGCCCCAGGATTCCAGCAGTGGCCCATAGCCGGCCTGTGCGAGCCTCATCGCGACGATTCTCAATCCGCTGTCACGACTCCTCCAGATCGCCCCTGCGTGGGCGGTCTGTGCATCGGATTGCATTTTGTTTGAGGAGCGGGTTGTGATAGCCGATTTAGGTATGGGGATCAGTGGTACACATGCCTGTTTTGCTATCGTACCACTCGACCCTCTCACCCGGCTTGCCGTAGAAAACGAAGCCAGCCCCATGCCTGGGCCGCTTCTGTATCCGTTGGTCGCCAGCCTCAGTCGTAACAGCAGCAACCAGTCCACCCAGCAGCCCCTTGAACAGCGATCGTCGTGACGTGTCCATGGCTGCAGTATACCGCGGATCAGGCTAAATGCAACTCGCTCGCCTAAAAGTTACGCGCTCAGCATAATTTTTCCTGGAATCCGCTTGCATAATCATACCGGTGTGGTATAATATAGGTGTAAGGGGGAGACGAAAACTAGACAAGGAGAAGCGGAAATGAACACAATCAGACCCGGTTTTTGGGCGCTTGATCGTGCGTGGGACAACGCATATCTGGGCCGGATTCTCGCGCCCCCCGGCGATCCCAACGAGGGCGGCGCGTCGATCGTCGCGAGAATCCAGGACAGCGCGGAGGCGCAACGCATCGTTGACCGACACAACGCCGAGATCAGGCTGCTCGCGGATAGGGCGGAATAGTCCGCACGAGCCCCGCCCGCCCCTCCTGGGGCGGGCTAGGCAAGGAGAAACGGAAATGTCAGACACACAGATCTATGACGGCCTGCCGAGCGATTACGACTGGTATATGGACTACGGCGCGCACGTCTCCACCAATCGATGCGGAGATATCACGATTCAGGCCGTGGACCCGCGACGTATCGAGTGCAGGGAGGATCAGGAGGACTACGAGGATCTCCTGCTGTCCGAATACCCGGATATGACGCGCGATGAGGCATCACAATTGATCGATCTCGCGATGAGTGTCTGGGATGAAACCATCACCATCCACGGACTGCTCGCCGATGCGCTTGCGGCCTACCGAGACGGCGATCTCGATCTATCTGCCCAGTTCATCAGAGACGCGCGCGCTGCTGAGTCTAAACACGGAGATACCCCATCGTCGGATGCCTACTCGATAGCGATTGGGCTGTAGTGCATCATTCATTCCAGGCGATTTGGGGCGCGGGCTAGACAAGGAGGAATGACGATGGCGCGATTCCGACAGACATCACCGTATTGGGGCAAGGGGAGATCGAATCAGGCCGAGCGCGCCCGCTCTCTGATCGAACTGGGGCTGTTGCCGCCTGGAGACTACTCCCCTGGCGTACCGAACGCCCGCAAGGCTGTCGTGGCGGCAGAACGCGCCGCTGGGCTGCGATGGTCAGACGGCATCGGCGGCTCCACCTTTGGGCATGTGATGGGACGGCACGACTAATGAACTGCCGACCAGTCTACACATCAATCTCTAACGCGGCGGCGGCGGTGAACCGCTCGCCATCGGCGGTCATGCAGGCAATTCGACGTGGCCGCATTTCCGCACACGTCCGATTTGACGGCGACAAGCGAGCGGTGGATCTCGACGAGGTAGTGGAGTATTTCGCCACGGCCAAACGCGGGCGCCCGAGAAAAACTCGCGATTCTGGTTGACCCACTGTTAACCGGTGGTATACTGGTATCATGGCATCCGAGACTACGAGAAAGACGACGTTAACGCGAATCGAGCGCGGAGTAAAGCGCAAGCTCGGTCGGCTGGCTAAGGCCAATGGTCGAACGATGGTCGCACAGCTTGGCATCTTGATCGAGGATGCGTGCTCGAAGTCCAAACCATCGAAGAGCTAGCGAGGGAAGTACGGTAGCATCGCGCCGGGGATTCTACGCGCGGAGGAGTCAGCATGAGCGAGCCCCTTGACCCGCTATGCGTCAAGCATCGCGACGGGTGGTGCATGGTTCGCGGGAAAGCCACCGATGCGATGGCCAACGTCAAGACACAATGCGGCATGTACGTCTGGTTTCATCATGGCCTCGAACGCCGAAAGCCAGACTGTCCTGAATGCCTGCGATTGTTGAAAGCGAGGCGCGCGGAGGAAGCGAAATCATGACCACACTCACACTCACAGTCACTGCCAACGACATCATAGCCCGCGGGCCATGCCTCCCAGAATACCCGCCGGAACGGGTGCAATCGCTAATGGCGTCTCGCGATAGCTGGTCGGCCGTGCAGATTCTGCGCGAGATCGATGTGCCGCCACATGCCTTGTTGTGGGCTGTCCTAGATGAGTCCCTGATTCCCGTCGATACCCTGCATGAGTTTGGTTGTCGTTGCACCGAGAGGCGATTGCTTGCCGAACGTGATGCCGGCCGGGAGCCGGATCCACGAACTTGGACCGCGATCTCGATGAAGCGCGAATGGTTAGCTGGCAGAGCGTCAGTTGAACAGTTGCGGATAGCGGCGGAGTCGGCATGGTCGGCGGCGCAGGCTGCGGCGCAGGCGGCGGGGTTGTCGCTGATGGTGGTTGAGGCGCATGAGGCTGCGATAGCTGCGCACTGGGTGGCGACGCATACGGAGCCGTGGGCGGCTATTCCGCCTGGGGTGTGGGCCGCTGAGCCGGAATGGCAGGTGTCCGAGTTACTACGGATGCTGGAGGAGGCGGCATGAGCCAACGACTGCTGACAATCAAGGCAAATGAACACAGGCACGTCATTCGCTACGCGCCTGGCGACGAAGACGAGGTGGCCGTGGAACTCCAGCGACTGGTTGACGATGGGCAACTGACGCTCGCACGCGCAGAAGAATTTCTGAGAATGATGGCCATTGATGTCGCGATGAAGAGGTGTTCGCCTGAATTGATGCGTCGGACCGAGGCGCTGAAACGGCACTATTGACGAACTGAGGATGGCAGACGAATCTGCGAAACGGATCGGAGGCTCGTCATGCTGGTAGAGTGTGCATGTTGCGGCGCCGAATTTTGGGCAGACGATTGTATAGAGGCAACGTGCCCAGAGTGCGGTGCGATGTTTGACGTGTGGTGATGATGGAAAACGCTGGTTCGTTCCAGCCCGACTGATGCACGGCTAGACGAGGTCGCCGTCGGACGGATCGGGATTTGCCATCTCGGACGGATGCCTCGGGTTGGTCTGTGGAGCTAGATCGGCAGCCTGGCAATTCCATTGGCCAATAAGCCTGAATCGACAGGAGCCCAAAATTCGGCGGCAGCCGTGCATCAAACCGGGCGTGAGCCCGAGGAGGATAGACGATGACGGAGAAGGTCAAGGAACTCCAACAGAAGATCGAACGCCTACGGGATCTGGAAAAGGATCTTGATTGGGCCTCGTTGATGGCAACCGGCACGATCCATCGCATCACCATCACGCCAGTGAAATGTGGCCCGTTCGACGTCCCGGAGTGCCTGTGGGACACGATCCAGGCAATCATGGGTGGACATGTGGCCAAGCTCCGCCGCGAGGTCGACGCACTCACGGCTGAACTCGAATCGATGCTACCCGCTCAGTGGTAGCGCTGCGTGGCCTATATCCAGGAGCATGAGAACATGATGCTACTCGCGTCAATACTCTGTCTGATCGGTGCGATTGGATCTGCCGCAGCCGCAAATTGGTTCTATGATGATAGCCGGCCTCTGTGCATGCTGTTCGCGACAGAAGCCGGCGTGGCACTCTGTATAGGGACAATCGACCTCTTTATGTGGTATTTCGGCTTGAGCGTCGTTAACGTTGATCGACTTCTGGCATCGCTGACGGGGTAGGGTAATGGACTCCGACCTACTACTGCAACAGGGCATCGTGACGGTTGATCTCGTTGCAGGGTTTATCAAGGCGCACGTCGACGTTCGGAGTACGCCGAACGAGGGTGAGCTTGCCCAGTGGCAGCGCATGCTCGACGACGCCGGCCTGATGTTCGCCGGCGTGGAACCAGAGCCGACGAGTGCGGCAAACGAGGACCCGCAATACGAGAGCGAGCTTGTCGAGGCGGATAGGGTGATTGGCCGAATCAGGGGGAAGTGATGACGACGGCTGAGCGGAGGATCGTAGAGGCAATGGCTGGGCGGACATCTGGTATGAGCCAGCATGAGATCGACTTCATCCAGGACATGCATGCGATGCGTTGGTCTCGATCGGAACTGAACGACAATCAGCGGCAGACACTCCGGCGAATAGGACGACGGTTTGGTCTGTGCCGATGACACATTGACAAGCGCGATTAAGGCCCAGGCTGTGGCCGCGGAGTCAGGGCGGTGCGAACAGCACAAACAGCCGTTGAGCGCGATCGACGGTGACCGTGGCATGTTGACAAGCAAATAGAGTGCGCCCCGTGCGGTGTGGCCGCACCGTTCGAGCCCTACTGAGCCGGGTTGGTCCACTCGGTGCGAGGCCCATGAAAGGGACGATGGCGACAGGATGTCGCCATGCCGTCGCGACACTCCGTCGGCCGGCGGTTGGGTTAGGGTCCGTTACGGGGCGCATGTTGAATCGGTCGCTGCTCGCATGCGGCTGTGACACCTGCCCCTGCCCGAGCTGCCGGAAACGGCGGCGCCCCGTGGGTGATTGAGCCTGCGGGGCCAGGGGCAGCAACTTAGAGACAGAGACATGGAGATGAGATATGAGCAGACTCAAACGACTGATGGTCAAGGACACGATGCGAGTACAGACCATCGATCTCGACGTGAACGGTAGGCCCTTAGTTGTGGTCGGTGGCGACAACGGGAATGGCAAGTCGTCTCTGATCACCGGCGCACGCATGGCCTTGTTCGGCGGGAAGTTCATCCCAGACAAGCCGGTCCGTAAAGGCGCCAAAAGGGCAGTACAGGTCGCTGAGTTTGACGACATGACCGTTGAACACAGTATAACGGCTGGTGGGTCCGTCAAGCTCGTGGTCAAAGGTAAGGACGGCAACCCACTGCCTGGCGGGCCCCGCGCTCTTTTGGCCAAGGCGTTCGGCGCCCAGCCAGTAGACGCCCTGGCGTTCTCCGAGATGGACCACAAGAAGCAGATGGAGACGCTGCGGGGCCTGGTCGGCCTGGACCTGTCGGAGATCGACGCGAATACCGAAGAGGCGTTTGAGAAGCGCACGGAGACCAACCGTGAGATCAAGGCGCTTAAGAATCGGCTTGATGCGACGACATACCACGATGACGCACCAGAGGAAGAGGTCTCCATTGCGGACCTGACGCGTCAGTTGAGCGAGGCGCGTCGTACGGCGGACACGAATCGGGAGGCGAGGGAGGATTTGGAGTCACTCCAATCAAGGCGCGACGATGGCGCAACGATCCTCAAGAACATCGAAGCGGAGATCCACTGCCTGCAACAGAAGATGCGCCAGCATGAAGATGCCCTCGGCAACCTAGACAACGCGATCAAGGCGCAGGAAAACGAGGTCGCCTCACTTGTCGATCCAGACCTCGACGCAATCGAGGCCAAGCTTGCCGAGGCCGACGAATGCAACGAGAAGGTCCGGGATAATCGGGCACATGCCAAGGTGAGCGAGGATCTCAAATCGGCAACGAATGAATCCGAGGAACTGACCCGCTTGATCGACACCCTCCGCGAACGCCGTGAACAGATGATCGCCGAAGCCGAGATGCCCATCGACGGTCTCGGGTTCTCGGACGAGGGATACGTGACGTTTGGGGGATTCCCCTTGAGCCAGACGTGCGACTCCGACAAGCTGCTAATTGGTGTTGCCGTGGCGCTGAAAATGGCCGGCGACCACAAAGTTCTGTTGGTCGAGAACGGAGAGAAGCTCGACAATGGGCGGCTTCCAATCCTCGCACAGATGGCCGAGGAGGCCGGGGCAACGATCCTGATGGAACGACGATCGACTGGCAGCGAATGCACAATCGTTATCGAGGACGGGGCGCTGGCACAGCCTGCGGTCCAGCCCGACATCGGCTCGGGCAACAAGCCCCCGGTTTCATAGGGTGTGGCCGGGGGCCTTGGAATCAATCGGGCGTGAGCCCGAGGAGGATAGCGATGACTCTAGACGAGCTGAAGGAGAAGCTGAGGGAGCTTGATGAGGCACGCAGGTCAATCGCCACCACAACACAGTATCTTGCTGGCGAAGGGGCATATGTCAGCATCGTAAGCGGAAGCGGCCATGGCGTGCGTGCGCCTGATTGCATGCAAGACGCATTGTTGGCTCTCATCATATCTGGCCTCAAGACGATGGAGGACGAGGCCGATGCGCTGCAGGCTGAACTCGAATCGATGCGGCCAGCTTAACTTCGGGGCACGCCCGGCCCCTTGCCGCAAGCGGGGGCCGGGCTGGAGATTGAGATGCCGATCACTGAATCACAGAGACGGGCCAGGATCAAGCATCTTGGTGGCTCTGACATCGCCGCAATCCTCGGTGTCGACCCGTTCCGTGGCGCCGGGGACGTATGGCTTGAAAAGACAGGCCAACTCACTGAGCCCGCGGAACAGACGGAGCCAATGCTGGCTGGCACGCTGTTCGAACCGAGCATCCGCCAATGGGCGGAGGCCAAGCTTGGCAGGCTCCTTCCGAATCAGTATCGAAGTGCCCCGGGCCTTCCGATCGGCGCCAACCTAGACGCCATCGCGGTAGACGAGGATCCGAATCGCCCTGTCGAGATCAAGACTGGCGGGCTTTACGGACCGCTCAATGCTGCGTGGGGAGACGATGGTACTGA